TTAATTTATGGATGCGAAAATTTCACGTACTTTATCACCTTGCTCTTTTTTATGTTCTTCTAACAAATGGGTATAAATATCTAATGTAATTGATATATTCGCATGCCCTAATCGTTTACTAATATATTCGATTGTTACCCCCTTACTAATTAGATAACTTGCATGTGTGTGTCTTAATGAATATGGTGTTACCTCATCTTCTATATTGAACTTCTCTTTAGCTTTCTTAAATACTTTATTAACTGCAGTATGACTTAATCCAAATAATTTTTTATCTATTCGTCTTGGATAATTTGATAACTTATCTTTTATTAATTTTATATCATCTTCATTCAATTCAATTTCACGATCTGCATTCTCTGTTTTTGTGCCTGGTAGATGTATAATGCCTGGTTTAAATATTAAATCATCTATCGTCATTCTGTTGACTTCACTAAATCTTGCACCAGTTATGGCGAGTAGGTACAACATAATTGAACTCAACTCATCACTAGCTTTAAAATGGTCCAACAAGTTTTGATACTGTTCTATCGTTAAAAATTTTACACTTTCTTTTTTAGGAAGTTTAGTTCCTTTGAATTTAATTTTATATGTTGGATTTCTTTCTAAATATCCATCATATACTGCATCATTTAAAACTGCAGATAATAAGCCATTTACTTTGCGAACTGTTTCTGTAGTTCTTCCTTTTGCATACGAATGTATGAATTTCTGATATTCTGTACGTTCTATGTCCTTAATTTTCACATCATGACCAAAATGACCTAGAAATAATTCTAAGGCTCTACTGTACCAATATTGCTGTTTTTGAGATAGTGAATGTTTATTGTTGATGATCAACCAATCTTTAAAATATTCTTCAAAGGATTTATGTTTATCAATTTGAATATTACTCTCTAACTCTCTAATCAATTCCATTGCTGCATGTTCTGCTGCTTTTTTCGTTTTAAATCCTGACTTGCGTTTTTTACCTGACTTCAAATTTTCGTGCCTCACATCATACATCCATGATGTGCTTTTTGTAGATGTACGTTTTTTTACTGAAAAACTAGACATACATATTACTCCTTATCGATTTTATGGTAAAATAGGCATAGAAAAATAAGCCTATTACATAGGTTTGTTTTGGTTAAGCAGCATTTTCTACTTTGGCGAGTGGGGGAATGCTGCTTATTTGTGCCTTATATTCTATATCTATTATTAGCATAATCAGTAATGTAATATTTTAATGTTTCTTCATCAATTTTATCTTCATTAAAAGCTATTTCACATTCCTTTATTAATTCAATGAACTCTTGTTCAGGGGTAATGTCTTGTTTATCATTATTTTTAGAAATAACCGATTTTCCAACCTTATATCCTGCATAGAGAAAAGGTGTCCATGTGATAGCTGTTGTTTTGGCACCGGTTTTAGCAATTTTTTTCCCAGATTGTTGTAAAGATTCTCCCATTTTTTCAGTGTTTTCTGCTAGTTTAGTAAATATACTATTATCAATATATCCCTTTAACAATTGATCTCTAACTTTTCTTCCAACATCTGGGTCATTGTATTCTTGTATATATTTCTCCATCTCTTCTTTAAGTGGAACGAGTTCTTTCTTTAACTTTTCCTTCTTACTTTTAGATACTACCCAGTTTGACTTTTGTAGATCTGTTTCTATTGTTTCTATTTTTGAATAAGTCTTTGATATGTGTTTCGCTGTTTTTTCATCCATTATTAATCCTCTCCTAATATTCAATGTATTTATAAACTTGCAACGGATCAAACCTTATAATATGTCCATCATAGTAATGAGAGATACCATACTTTATTTTCATACTGTGAACTGCTTCATGTATATATTTTGTACTTACTTGGAAATATTCTGCAAGCTCGTAATCTGATTGAACACCAGCTTTAAATGCTTCAATTAATGTGTCTAAGTTCAATATTAACTGGTGGCCATAACGTCGAGCTTTCACTTCTTGTTTAGCGTGGGTGATTTGACTGCAGTCTGTAATATCACCGTATGAAGTTTCATAGTGGCCAATTTCTTCAGCAATAGTTTCAATCTGTTTGTAATAGCTGTTATTACCGTTCAGCAGTATTGTTCCATCATAATAAAGGCCGCTTAACTTATTCGGCATATTTCTATCTACCTTGATTTTAATATGTGGTACAAGTTGCTCTAGTTCTTCCAATCGCTGCATCCAATTCCACCTTTATTGCTTTTTACTTTTAATAAATTCTATGTAATTGACGATATCCTCCATCTCTTCCTCAGTCACATCATCATCTATGTGTGCTGCGATGGTTTCGATTTTACTTTTACTATAACTCTTTGAAGTTTTATCTTCGGTTAAGTCAGACTTCATCACATTAAAATAGTCTGCTAGCATTTCAATTCTATCAATTCTTGGATACTTACTCATATTTAACCATTGAGAAATAGACGATTGAGACACTCCAATATCCTTCGCTAATTTGTTTTGATCAACATTCTTTTTATACATAAGTTCTTCTAAATTTTGAGCAAATATTTCTCTAGCAGTTTTCAATGAATTACAACTCCTTCTTATATAATGTAACTTTAGTTTACCAAAAGTAATATATTTTTACAATAACTTTTAGTTATAAAATATTACTTTATGTGTTGACATATAACTTTAAGTAATATAATATGAGATGTAACAGAAAGAGGTGAGATAAATATGACGAAGAAATTGAACATCAAAACATGGAGAATAGAAGCAGGTATGACACAACAGGATGTTGCAGATAAGCTAGGTGTAGCACGTCAAACAGTAGGCGATTGGGAAAGTGGAAATAAAGTTTTAAGTGGTGTGGTTATTTACGCTCTAGCAAAGTTATATGGTACCGAAGTAGATTTTATAAAGGTTTAATTTTTATACTTTATATCACTTTAAGTAATATAATGACGAAAATAAGAAAGGGGTCATCGTATTAAAGAACATAAATGTCCTAGATGTGAATTTAAAGTTAAAGATATTTGGAACTACTGTGTTGCATGTGGCTTAAAACAAAAAGAAGTTATTCACAATATTGATAAAGTCGTTTTGGATAAAGAAACAATTAGAGAATTGAAAAAGAGTCAACGTAAAAACGTCAACTCTAAAACTGAATAGTTACTTGATGGTCATTTCAGTTTTACACTTTGGGCATTTTACTTTGCGTTTTTTAAGGTCTGCTTTGTATTTCTTTCCACAGCTGATACAGTGCACCTCAATATAACGTGTTGCTTTTTCAAGAGTTTTACCCAAATCTTTTATACCTTTTATTTTGCCACTCAAGACATCACCTCCTTTCAAAAGGAGATAAACAAATTATACCAAGAAAGGAAGTAACAAATGAAATCAATCATTCAAATTGAAAACAAAGAAGATTTTGGCCTTGTCGTAAGTAGCAGAGTAGTAGCTGAAGAAATAGGAAGAGATCACTCGAAAGTAATTCGAGGACTGGAGCAACTGTTAGCCGAGCCAAATGTGGCTTCGCTAATCTTCAAAAATGAATATAGGGATAGGCAAAATAAACCAAGAAAAGAATATCTCTTAACCAAAGACGGTTTCACACTTTACATGTTCAACATTCAAGGACATAACGAGTTTAAAATGGCTTATATTAACAGATTTAATGAGATGGAGAATCAGTTACAAAACAGACTACCAGGCACGTATAAAGAAGCTTTATTACAACTTGTTGAAACAGTGGAAGAGAAGGAACGATTGGAACTAGAAAATAATATGAACAAACAAAAGATAGCAGAGTATGAGCCTAAAGCATCTTATTTAGATTCAATACTACAAAATAAAAGCTTGGTAACTATTGGTCAAATTGCTAAAGATTATGGAATGACCGCACAAGCGTTGAACAAATTATTACATGAATTAAAAGTTCAATATAAACAGTCTGGCCAATGGTTACTATATTCGAATCTACATGATCGTGGATATACACATTCATCTACAACTGAAATAGAACATAAGGATGGAAGTACATCAGTAAGAATGAATACTAAATGGACACAAAAAGGGCGATTATTCATTTATGACTTATTGAAAGATGAGGATATCCTTCCAATGATCGAAAGAGAAGATGAAGGAGTTGAAACATCATGACCAAAGTAGCAGTGATGTCTGAAGATGACTTAATGACATTCGCAGAAAGAGTAATTCAGAAGTACAAGTCATATGAACAAGAGTACGAAGGTTACATGAAGAAAACGGATTTCATCAAAACGCTAGGGTTCTCGAAGAAATTCTTTGAGGACAACATCGAACATAGAGAAGAATTCAAAAAGCATAAATATCGATTCTCTAAAGAAGATGGTAGTCACATATTTATTAAAGTTGATGAAGGACATAAAGCAGTTGATTTGATTATGGAGAAGTATTACAAGGAGGCTAATTAAATGGTTGAAATATTAGAACAGTATCTTGGCCGAGATTGGAATGTTGTAATGCTAATTATGATATTCGCAGCGATGAGTATCACAATTTGTATTCTCGAAACTTTTTATGGAGGCAATACGAATGATTAAGAAGATTATTGATTTTCTATATGAACATCGGAGCCTTGAAGCAACTAGAGAAAAGAAGAGAAGCATTTCATGAAAGAAGTATCTTATAAATATTTGGAGCATAAGGCTAACAGATTGAACGAACAAAAAGATATGGGCATTGATTTTGTAAACGAGTTAGACAAAGTATTATTCGCTCATATGCATAACGGTCGATATATCAGACTTGTGATTATAAATAATGAATATTATATCGATGAGTTCAACTCACTGAATGAATTAATAGAAGATGAAAAGCAGTTCGGTGATGTCCACATTCAAGAAAAGTTTTTTTAGGAGGAGATGACGATTAGAAGAATAATTAACTGGTTTCTATGGATCAGCGAACATCCAAGAAACAATATCGCAGGATTTATCAATGTATATAGAGAACGAAAATAAAAAAGCATGTGTTCTGCAAAACACATGCAAGAAAGGAATTATCAACCTATGACAATTATACCAGGAGATGCATATGTTTTAAAAGCCTATGGATTTAAAGACAATGAACAGCTTAATGAATACGTGAAAGAACTAGAGAATGGAGTGGTTATCAGTATCAAAGTGATGAAAGGAAAGTATCGATTAAATCAAACTGCAGGACTAGTCACTATTTCAACGATACATGACAAGCTACAAGAAGCATTAGAAAAGGTCCAAAGAATGCATAAGTTGGAGGTGGAACAACATGAAGTTGTCCTTGAACGTATTAAAAATTAGTAACTTTATGGGCATTAAAGATGAAACATTTGAATTCAATGGCCAAGATGCAGTTATTAAAGGAGCAAATGGTAGTGGAAAGACAAGTACAGCGAATGCATTGTACTGGTTATTGTTCGGTAAAGACATTCACAACAGACAGTTATCCCCAGTGCCATTAGATAAGAATAACAAAGAAATCTACGAGTTGATTCCAATGGTTGAAGCAGAATTCCAGTGTGATGACAAGATCATTACATTAAAAAAGGAATCATACCCGAACCTTAAGAAGAACCACGATACTAATCGTGAAATATATTCGGGATCTAGGACTACAAAACAAAGTATTGATAAAGAACCATTCAAGATTACAGAATTTCAAACGTTCATCAATAACTTAATTGATGAATCAATATTCAAACTTATAACAAATCCATTCACGTTCAACCAACTTGATTGGCAAGAACGTAGAAAGATACTTTTTGACATCTCGGGTGACATTTCAGACCAAGAAATTATTCAATCAAAGACTTCACTCGAACCACTTAAAGAGTTACTGACAAACCACTCAATTGAACAACAAAAGAAGATACAAGCTCAAAGTCTAAAAGAGACTAAAGAGCAGTTGAAACACATCCCAATTCAAATAGAAGCATTACTCAAAGAATTGCCAAATGAAGATGACAATAAAGATTATGGTCATGAAATTAAAGAAGTTGAATCAGAAATTGATTCACTGAAAGAGAAGAACATTCAACTTCAAAATGGTGGCCATGCGGTAGAGATTAAGAATGAAATATCAAAAGTTAAAAATGATATTAAGATTGCTAAAGCGAATTATGAAAGCAGCAATCAGAGTAACGGAAATCAAATAGAAATTGAAACATTGAAAGGCGACTTGGAAATTTACAAAGCACGTAGAGAACGTGCAGCAACTGACTATAAAGAGATGAAGAAGAAACAAGATGATTATAAGAAAAAATGGTATGAGCTAAATGATGCACTAAAAGAAATCAAATCTAGAGAATTCGATAATGATGTTGATGATTATTGCCCGACATGTAAACAACCATTACCAAGCGAAAAAGTAGAAGAAGCGAAAGATGAAGCATTAAAGCACTTCAATTTCCATAAGTCACAAAAGATTGATGAGCAGGAAGAAGAAATCAATCACATTGTGAAAAAAGGTAAAGAAGCAAAAGAAGAAGTAGAGAGAATTGAACAACAAGGGCTTGAATACAAAGAAAAAATAGAGAAAATACAAGCTAAAATCGACAAGCTAGAATCACAATCAAGTAATGATAAAGTAATTCCTTTTGAAGAAACCGAGCAATATAAAGAACTAAATCAATCAATTGAACAACTAAATGAAAAACTAAAGGACATTACAGTATCTCTTGATGAAGAGTTATCAGCATTGAATCAAGATATTGATGATAAGAAGTCAACTTTATATGAACTGCAAGAAAAACAAGCGAATCAACAACATGTGAAGAGAACGAAAGAACGTGTTGAAGAATATAAGCAGACTGAAAAAGAGCTTCTTAAAGTCAAAGAGAGTATCGAACATAAGCTAGATTTAATCGAGCAGTTCACTGTAACGAAAGTAGAGAAGATTACCAATAAAGTGAATGAGATGTTCGAGATGGCCAACTTTAAACTATTCAACTATTTGAAGAATGGCGAAATTAAAGAAACATGCGAAGTAATGTTCGAAGGTATCGAATTCAATAAAGGACTGAATTCAGCGAATCAAATCAATGTTGGTTTAGATATCATCAGAACATTATCTAAGTACTATGATGTTCAAGCACCAATTTTCATCGATAACGCAGAAAGCGTGACAGACATCATTAATATTGATTCGCAGCAAATCCAGTTGGTTGTGATGAAGAGTAAGAAAAAGTTAGAAATGGAGATTATGGGTAGTAACGTTTAATTATTTCTAATATGTCTGATAAAAAGTTATAAAGTCCGGCGAAATCTTGAATGAATAACAAAGCTTGTACAACAAATCCTACTGTAAAAAATACTTGATCAATTGAATATTCTTTCATTTTGTCAATAGGCTTTTTATTTAAATTAATCAAGTAAGCATTAATTTCTCTACACATTTCATTTAATTTTTCTATATTTGAGGATTTATTTAATTCATCATTTTTTATATTAGTTTCTAAATCATAAAGTTCATCAATATAGTTTAAAGATTGGTATCTTGCAAAATCATTATTTGTAAATGATTTAGGTAATTCTATTTTAATTGTAGAATCCAGTGTTTTATATGCGTTTAGTTCTATATTGGGAATATTTAATTTTCTTTCAAGTTCCTCCATTCGTTCTTTAAATTCATTCAATATATCTTGTTGATAGCTCAAAGATTCTAAAATATTAGTAGGGATAAGTTGAAAATCAGGTTCAATATTTATTTGTGGAAGTTCAAAATTCGGTTTGTAATTAAACATTTCTTTGTCTAAAAGAACATTATTAACTTTAAGTGAATTATTAATGATGTTATTCAAATTATTCATATCTCGATTTATTATATTTAGACTTTTATAAATATCCAAAGTATCACCTCAAATCAATTATACCAAAAAGGAGAAATAAAAATGGCAAATGAAATTATAACTAAAAATAAGAAAATGGGCGATAACGTATTAGCGAGAGTAAAGAATTTAGAAAGTAAAGGCGATTTAAAGTTTCCAATGAACTACTCACCCGAAAATGCAATGAAGAGTGCCATGTTGAAATTACAAGAATTAAAAGGATCTAAAAAAGAGAATTATAAGCCTGCACTTGAAATAGCGAATCCAAATAGCATAGCAAACGCATTGATGGATATGGTTGTACAGGGACTTAACCCAATGAAAGAACAAGGCTATTTCATTATGTATGGTAAGAATGTTCAGTTCCAACGATCTTATTTAGGGACTATGTCAGTTACAAAACGTGTTACAGGGTGCGAAGAAATAAATGCAGAAATCATTTTTGAAGGTGACAAGGTTAATTATAAAACCAAAAACGGTAAAATTGTTGACCTTGAACACGAACAATCTTTTGGAAATCGTGATACTAAAAAGATTATCGGAGCATACTGCACTATCGTATTTAAAGATGAAAGCAAAAACTACACAGAAATTATGACGATTGATGAAATTGAAGAAGCTTGGAAACAATCAAGTGCAGTTTATGAAGGAAAATTCAAAGAAGATGGAACGCATAGACGTTTCCCAATTGAGATGGCAAGAAAAACAATAATTAATCGAACATGCAAAAAGCTATTGAATAGTTCAGATGATGCAAGCTTACTAAAAAGTGAAGTTGTAGAAAGAGAACAAAGACAAGTCAAAGAAATATTCGATGCAGAAGTAGACGAGAATCAAGCAGTTGAGACATTAGATATTCCACAAGATGAAGTAGAAGACGCACAATACACCGAGTATCAAGAAGTATCTGAACAACCTGAATATCAATCAGAACAAGAGCCTGAACAACCAGTCGAAACGGATAACCCACCATTTTAATAAAAACAATAGCAAGTGGCTCTAGTGGTAACTGCTATCACATTGATGATGGCAGTACCGCATTGCTTTTAGAATGTGGAGTTAAATATAAAGATGTACAAAAGGCTCTTAATTATAATACGACTGATATTCAAGGGGTACTCGTCACTCACGAACATAACGATCATATCAAATATGCTAAAGAGTTCCTGGAACGTGGCCAAGAGTTATACATGACGAAAGGTACAAAAGAAGCTAAAGGATTAGACCATTTCAGAATCAATACCATCAAGTATAAAGAAGTATTTAAGATTGGCACATTTAAAATTGTGGCCTTTGAATCAATGCACGATGTTGAAGAACCATGTAGCTTTCTCATCGAATCAAAACATGGCCATAAAATATTATTTGCGACTGATACCTATTACATCAAGTATCGCTTTAATGGAATCACGCATATGTTGCTTGAAGTGAATCATGATTATGAACTCATGATGCATAACGTAGAAAGAGGATATATCAACAATGCATTAGCAAGACGAATTATGAAGTCGCATCTCAACTTAGACAATGCAATTAAGTTTTTAAAGGCATGTGACTTATCCAAACTACAAGAGATACATTTGATTCATCTCAGTAGTGACAATTCAAAAGCACAAGAGTTCAAAAGAAAAATACAAGAGGTGACTGGAGTTAAAGTCATCATTGCAGGAGGGAAAGATAAGTGAATCAAATCAATTTAATTGGGAACATCTGTAATGATTTAAACTTGCAGATCGCACCAAGTGGAATGGAATATTTAAATTTCACAGTTGCAATACAACGTAAATTCAAGAATAAACAGACAGGTGAATATGATACTGATTTTATCCGATGCAAAGCGTTTAGCAACAGTGCAAAGATTATTGATCAGTATTTTAGCAAAGGCTCAAAGATTGGTATTACAGGCACAATGCAATCTGGCCAATATGAAAAAGATGGCCAAACGCATTACTCAACTGATTGTTTAGTTGAAAACATTACATTCGTAGAAAAAGCGAACAACAATCAACAGCAAAGTGGCCAACAATCTTATCAACAGGCCAGTAGAGGTCCTGCTAAGAATCCATTTAATAATACGCAACAGCAACAACAGCAGAAGCCAGCATTTAATCAAAATGGACCAGTAGATATTGGAGATGATGATTTACCGTTCTAATTCTAACCAGCAACAAGTGAGGTGATTTTATGACTGGTTGGATAAAGCTTCATCGTCAAGTGATGGACCATTGGATATGGGAAGATCCAGTACGCTTTAAATGGTGGATGGAAATTATCCTACTAACAAATCACACTGACAAAAAAACTGTTATTGGTGGAAATTTAGTAACGATAAAAAGAGGAACCTTCCATACATCTGAAGTGAGATTAGCTGAAAAATGGAATGTATCAAGGAATACAGTAAGGAAGTTTTTAAAGCTCCTTGAAGATGATGAAATGATAACAACAAAAGGAACAAGAAATGGAACAACCATAAAAGTGCTTAACTACGATGTTTATCAAGGAAAAGAAGAAATAAAAAAACAGAATATTGAACAACATGATGAACAGATTGATAAACAACCTACTGAACAGAACACTGAACAGAACAGAGACAGAACAGTGAACACGACTAAGAATGTAAAGAATGAGAAAGAATTAAAGAATGAAAAAGAATTAAAAGAAAACTACTACATTAGCAGTCAATTTGAACAAGATGTCACAGAGATTTTTCATTTCTATCAGGAAAACGGTTATGGCCATGTGAATAGTCATGTTGGTGAGAACCTAAGAAAAGCATATCAATATTTTGATAATAAGGATCTAATCATTAGAGCATTAGAAATTGGTATTGAGAAAAACAGAATGACATTAGGATATGTGAATGGAATCTTTAAGCAATGGAAGAACAAGAACATCAAAACAGTTGAACAAGCTAATGCAGAATCTGAAGCATTTAAACAGAAAATGGCTCAAAAATCATATCATGGCCAACCATTACAAAAAGGAATTGAACCTGAATGGCTAAAAGAAGAAAGACAAAAAGAGAACCAGGAGACAGAACAAAAAACTAAAGAAGAACCTGATGAAGAAACTCAAAAAAGTATCGAAGAATTTCAAAGAGTACTAAAGCAATATAAAGAAGGTGGGAAAATAACATGATCAAAATAAGAGAAAACAACAAATTTAAAATAATAGATGGGACTAAGATTAATGACCTGACAAAAGAAAATAACACTCTGTTAAATAAATTTAAATGTTTTTATAACACAGCTCTAAACGGTGTTTGGTGTCACAATAAAAGTTTTGGAACTAAAGCTGATTACGAATTTGGAACAGATACAGGTATGACTAGTCAGTTTTATATTGATGAAGGTTACTTATGCTTATCATGTTATGGTCATGGCGGAATGAGTAGTTTTATGTTTGACGAAAGTAATATAAAAACGGCGAAAGAAAAAGAAGATGTAGAGTGTATGAGATATACTGTTAGTTTTCTCAACACTTTACACGAAGAAGGAATTATAGAAAATCCGCATAAATAGTGAATTGAAAATTAAAGGAGGAATTATAAATGGGATTTTTAGAACTATTAACAATTATATTTATCATATTAAAGATACTAGGTTACATCGATTGGAGTTGGTTGGTAGTACTATCACCGATGTTCGTTGCAATAGCACTTTACATCGTTATGTTTGCAATCCACATATCTATATTCAATAAGTTTAAAAAGTTTTAAATAGATTGTAGGTGAATAAATTGGCACTTGGAATGAAACCAGGAAGGAAAAAGACACAAAGCAATAAGAACAGTGCAGCAAAAATTAATCATGTTAGCGGAAAATTCATTGGAAAATACAACTCTGAAATAAGGAAGGAGAAACAAATGAAGAATACTGGAACAATGACAGATGCAAAACGAAACGAAGAAGCATTGAAGATGGATTTAAATATTGAGAAGAACAAACATAAAGATACAAAGCAGAAACTCAAAGAACGAACTGAAGAATTTAATGCAGTAACAAAACAGAATACAGTCTATCGAGAGAATATTCATACGCTTGAAGCAGAAAACAAGCAACAATCAGAACGTATTACTCAACTTGAAAATCAAGTGAAGGATTTAAAACAAAAGAATAATAATTATGCAAATAGTTATGAAGAACTCAATAACGAAAGAGAAGATGTCATCAAAGAAAATGTAATGCTACAAAATAAAGTGCATAGATTAGAAAAAGAATTAAATGGCAAAGTTTCATTTGATCAGCTGAACAGTCAGAGTGAAGATATCAATGTCTTGATTACAAAAAATGAAGCATTAGAAGAACGTAATAGAGATTTAGAAAGCCAGTTGGAAGATAAGCAGAAGATTATTCAAGACCAAGACGAAATGCATAATACAGTTAATAAGCTTTACCAAAATGAGAGTGAGAAGAAAAGTATTTTAACAGCATTCATAAATGATGTGTTGAAACATGTCTAAATCAAAATACGGTGCGAAGAAAATCATAGTTGATGGAATTAAGTTCGATAGTAAGGTTGAAGCCAGCTATTATAAAGTATTAAAACATAAACAAGAAATAGGAGAAGTGAAAGACTTTGAGTTACAACCTGAAATCGAGATTATACCTAGCTTTAAATATAAAAATAGAAAGCGTAGGCCAATGGTTTACAGGATGGATTTCAAAGTTGAATACTATGATGGATTGATTGTGTATGTAGATATCAAGGGAATGCCAACACCTGATGCGAAATTAAAACGAAAATTGGTAGAGCATATGTTTAGAGATAATGAACTGGAACACATCATATGGTTATCAGCGAGTATTAAATATGGTGATCAATACGGATTTATAGAAACAGATGAACTCACTGCAATTAGACGAAAGAATAAACGAAAGAAAAGAGGATTATAAAAATGGAACAAGAAAAAAATATGATGAGAAGTATTGTGCTGGCCGAAGAATTAGTGAGTAAAACGCATGGTATCAATGGTAAGGAAGTGACACTTAAAACATTCAACATGACAGATAAGCATTTAACATATTCGATTGAATATGCTGGATATGTTGATGAGAAAAAAGGTGTAGATATTCCATCATCAGTTTTCCAGGCGACACTCACAGAGAAAGCAGTCAAACCGAAATTCACACTCGATAAGAACGAACATACATTTATGAAAGAACAAGTTGATAGAGCATTCTACATTCGAGGTGAACTATTCAAACAAGAAGATATAAATGGTGATTTATTAGAAGGACTTGATTATGATCCAGCAAGAGGATATATCAATGATGATGAAAAAGAGTAAACCATTTACAAGAGATGCATCTGAATTGACATTAACAGATGAACAAGCAGATATGGCGATAAAAAGAGTGAAAAGAAAAATTAGGATGAACTTATCAATTATCTTATTAATTTTCATTGCTTATATCGTTACCTTATTAAGCCTACATGCTTATGTCGATAATGAATATATGCTTGTTATATCAATAGTGAATTTATCTATACTCACTATTGGAACCATATCATATTTATTATTTAGAGTATCAGCAATTGGTACTGCGATATTTATTATCGATAATCATTTAAGAAAAGAAAGGTGATTCGATGGTCGAGTGGCTGAATCAATATATTAATATTAAACAGAATATCGAAGTGCTTAAAATAGACATTGAAATGGCAGAACTCGAAATAGAGCGATGGGATGATGGTGACTTATCCAAAGGACAGTCATTCGATGTCGCAATAAAAAAGCAACTCGGCCTTAGTCACCATATTCAAAATAAAAGAGAAGTACTGAATAAGTACATAGAAAAGAAAGAAAAAATAGAAGAACTTGTTGAACGGTTTGATGGCATTCACAATCTCATTGCTAAAGAGAAATATATCAATGGCAAGTCATTACTTCAAATTGCAATGGATCATAACTATTCAGAACAATATATCTATAATAAACATGTAGAAGTTAAATGCATGATTAAGTTTTCACAACCTAATCAAAACCTAACATAAACTTAAGGTAAGTTTTAGGTAAATCACTATTGATTTTAAGCGATATACTAATAGTGTAGAAAGACTGCTCATTTGCGAGTGGTCTTTTTTTATTATAAAGCAATTAGCATAAGGTGGTGATCACGTGAAACCAAAGAAACAATGTAATCATTCATCATGTAGAACATTGATTCCATTTGATGAACAATATTGTGAAAAACATATTCATTTAAAACAGGAAAGTAATCAGAAATATGATTTTATTCGCAATAGAGAAGACAGAGAGTATAGAAAGATATATCAATCAGGAAGATGGAAGAAGTTAAGACATCAAGCATTAGTTAGAGATGGTTTTATGTGTCAGAAATGCTTGGATATAGGAATTTATAATAGAGCAGAAGTAGTGGACCATATCATTGAATTAAAGGATGATATATCAAGAGCTTTTGATATGGACAATCTACAGAGCTTGTGTGTGAAACATCATAATGAAAAAACATTAGAAGAAAAGAAGAGACGGACGAGAGAGTCGAAGTCCCCCGTCAGAAAGAACACGCTGCTTTAACAGGCTTGAAAACCGACGCTCCCCTCTGTTTTTAGAAAAAGTCCGGAAATAATGTCGAAAATCCATGAAAGGAGGAGAAAAGAATGGCAAGACCAAGAAAATTAAATGAAAATGTTAAAGCAAATCATATTACAAAAGAAGAGAAAGAATTACGTGAAAAAGCAGAGAAGAAAATGCATGATTTAACCCCGATTCAGACATCTCCTCCAAAGTGGATGGACGATCTAGCAAAAAGGGAATATAGAAGAATTGTTCCTCTATTAAAAGAACTTCCAATTGCAAGTCTTGATTTAAGTTTAGTTGTTTCATACTGTGTGGCATATTCAGATTTGATTCAAGCAACGGAAAATTTAAAGGAAGAACCTGCAGTTATCGAAACGACAAGTGGTACGAAGTTGAATCAAAACCACATTATTAAACGAGAAGCATTTAAAGTGATAAATTCAGTTACTCCAAAGCTTGGAATGACAATTGATAGTCGATTAAAGATATTTACTCCTAAGGAAGAAAATAAGGAAGTGGATATGTTTGATGAATTCTAAAGATTATGTAACTGAATATGCACGAAAAGTGTATAAAGGCGATATTTTAGCTAGTGAAAAGAATGTACAAGCGGCAAAGAGGCATTTAAAAGATCTGAAACGTAAAGATTTTAAATATCATTTTGATGTTGAACGTGCCAATAAAATTATTCGTTTCATTGAAAAATTGAACGATCCTAAAACAGGTAAACCTATTAGATTAGCTTTATTTCAAAAATTTATTGTCGGTAGTAAATATGGTTGGGTTGACGACTTAGGAGATAGGAGATTTACTAAGTCATATGTTAGTATGGCAAGAAAAAATGGAAAGACAATTCTAATTGCTGGAGAAAGCTTATATGAGATGTTATTTGGTAGAGAGCCTGCAAATGAAAGACTTGTTGGTCTAACTGCGAACAGTAGGGAACAAGCTGGTATTGCATTTGACATGGTAAATGCACAACTATCAGATGCTCGTTCAAAATCAGAAAGAATTAAAAGCTTAACGAAGATAACAGAAAGTAAAAAAGAGATATTAAACACGAGTGATAGAAGTAAAGTTAAAGCAGTATCTAATGAATCCTCAAATTTAGAAGGATATCAGTTTAGCTATGCTGTAATTGATGAATATCATGAAGCGAAAAATAAAAAAATGTATGAAACATTAATTAGAGGACAAGTCTTATTATCAAATCCAGCGTTGCATGTGATATCAACTGCTGGATTTAATTTAAATGGTCCGATGTACGAAGAATATGAGCATGTGAGCAAAATATTAGATGGGACAATAGAGAACGATAATTACTTTATATATATTGCAGAACAAGATAGTGAAGATGAGGTGTATCATCCTGAAACGTGGATTAAGTCAAATCCAATAATGGCAGTTGAAGAATTGAGGCCTAAAATAACACGTAACATACAAGCAGAAGTGAATGATGCAATACCTAAAGATGAGCTAAATGGAATACTCGTTAAAAACTTTAATATGTGGAGAAAATCTAGTGAATCAACGTACATTAGTTTTAATGACTGGAAGGAATGTTACTATGACGAAACGGTCAATGTGAATGGTCGTGAAGTTTATATTGGTATAGATATGTCTCGAAGGGATGACTTAACTGCTATAGGGTTTATATATCCCCTTGATGATGGTAAATACTATGTTGATAGTCACTCTTTCATTGGTCATAAAGGTGGATTACATGCTAAATCAGAACGTGATCAAATAAACTATGAAAAGTTAATAGAAACAGACTTTGCCACCCTCACTAATACTGAGAGTGGCATTATTAATGATGTTCAAGTTTATGATTGGTTAATGAACTATATAGAAGAGAATAACCTTTCAGTCAAAGGTATTATGTATGACCCTTGGAGTGCTTCGAATTTAATTGTTCGTCTTGAAAATGAACCTTATGAATTGATAGAAGTTAAACAAGATTATAGAAACTTAAGCGAACCACTTAAACAATTTAAGCTAGATGTGTTTGAAAAGAACATAATTCATCGAAATAATCCAAATTTAAACTTAGCAATTAATAATGCAATTGAAAAATACGATAATAATGGGAATGTACTACTCAACAAAACAAAAAACAGAAATAAAATTGATCCACTAATATCTGTAATTACTGCGTTCACTCATGCAATGCATCATGAGTTTGGTCGAGATATGGAAGACTATATTATGAGTGATGATTTTGGATTTTAAGGATGTGTTTAAGATGATTGAAAAATTATTATTGAAATTGCCTCTGATTTTATTTTTGGTTGGACTTATATTAATAAATGCATCAATTTACTTTTTGTTTGATTGGAAAATTGGATTTATGATAACAGGTGTTTCACTTGTTGTAATCGGTTTGATGATGAACTATGAACAAACCTATGAAAGGGGTGATTAAATGGGGTTATTCTATTCAGGTAAACCGCATAATGAAGAAGAAATGGAATTTTTAGTGAGTACTTTGCCAGGTTTTGTCGGAATTGGTCACCATGAATATTCTACAGTTGAAGCTTTAAGAAACAGTGATATCTTTACTGCAGTAATGATGATAGCTTCAGATATGGCCAAAATGAATATTCACGTAATGAAAGATGATATGAGAGATAAGAATCATGTTATCGAAAAGTTGTTTAATAAAAGGCCGAATGATTTATATGATGCTTATACATTTAAATTTGTTGTGATTGCAAATGCATTATTAACAAAACATGGTTATATAGAAATCGTTAGGAATTCTAAAGGACAACCAGAAAAGTTATATCATATAAAATCCAGTGAATTAGAAGTAGTTAAAAAGAATAACAAAGTATTTTATCTTCATAAAAATAAAAGAGAGATTGAATACAATGATGTCATAGATTTTAAACCATATTCTCTAGATGGTATCGATAGTATATCCATGTTGCAGTCTTTGACACCTGATCTAGAAATGCAAAAACACAGTAAATCATTTTTTGCGAATTTCTTTAAACATGGTACGCAAGCGGGAGGTAAGTTAAAACTTAAGGATGGCCAATTATCAAAAGAGGCCAGAGAAAAACTAAGAGAAGAATTTCAAAAGGCTAACAGTGGTGCGGATAATGCTGGAAAAGTACTTGTGCTTGATGAAACTATGGAATATGACAAGTTTGAAATAGATACAGAAATATTGAAGTTGATTAACACTTCACAACATTCGACAGCACAAGTTGCAAAGGTTTTTGGTATTCCTCTTCATAAATTTGGTATAGCAAATGCCAACATGTCATTAAAAGATAGCATTAATGATTATTTGCAAACAACATTATCAAGATACATGAAAGCTTTTGTTTCAGCATGTGAATTTAAACTGTTACAAACGACAACTTATTCATTAGTTTTTGATACTAAATCATATAGAAAAGTAGATTGGGAAGTTTATACGAAAATAATAAGTGAGCAATACAATGATGGTGTTATCTCATTAAATGAGTATAGGTTAGAGTTAGGGTATCCACCAATCAATGAACCATATGCAGAAAAACATAGAGTGAGCTTAAATCAAGTTAATGCAGAGTTAGTTGATGAATATCAAAAAGCTAGAGCAGATAATCGATTAAAAGGAGGTGATAACGATGAATAAAGAAAAAGAAGTTCGATCCATGATTGAGAACATTGAATTTCGTTCGAACTCTGAAGATGAACATTTCATTGAAGGGTATGCACTTAAGTTTGGAACATATAGTGAAGATTTAGGTGGTTTTAAAGAAACAATTTTAAGAGAAGCTCTTGATAATACTGATATGTCTGATGTTAGAGCACTTTTCAATCATAATGCTGATCACGTATTAGCAAGAACGAGTGCAGGAACATTAAAGTTAAGTGTTGATGATGTCGGGTTAAGATTCAAAGCAAAAATACCAAAGACTTCATACGGTATAGATTTAATTGAAAATATTAGAAATGGAAATGTGAATCAGTGTTCATTTGGTTTTTGTGTTGGACCAAACGGAGATGAAATACGGCATGATAAAAATGAAAATATTTATCTAAGAACTTTAAAAAATATTAAAGAAATTCTTGATGTTTCTGTTGTCACATATCCTGCATATAAAGATACAAATGTAGCTCCAGCATTACGAAGTATAGATTCAATAAAGCAGAATGAGTTAGAGAAAGAGAAGTTGAAATTGGAACTTGAATTACTCAAATAGGAGCGTGATCCAAATGAAAATTTGGGTATCTTGATGATCATATAATGATTTGACGTTTCGTACCGTCATAAAATAATTACGACACAGAGCATACCGATGAGGTAGTGCTTATTTTTTATATCTAAAATAAGGAGATGATAAATTTATGGACATTCAAGAACAATTAGAGTTGAAACGAGAAGAACGAAAAAAGTTGTTAGATGAAGCAACGAAATTACTTGAAGCTGATGACATCGAAGGAGCAAAAGAAAAACGAGATGAAGTAAAAAAGATTGATAATGAAATCGCTGAACTAGAGAAACAATTAGAAGAACAAAACAAACAACAAGAGCAAGTTGATATTAAAGAAAATCAAAAAGAAGAGGTGGAAAGTAGAATGGAAAAAAGAGATATTGAACGATTTGAGACTCCAGGAAGTGTCACTCCTGAAGAAGTTCGAGCATTTGAAAATTATTTAGAGACACGAGATATCGCTGGTGGAAACTTAACAACTGAAAGTGGATTTGTAGTAATTCCTGAAGAGGTTATTACTGATATCTTGAAACTTAAAAATCAGGAGTTTAATTTAGACCAATTCGTTACAGTTAAAGATGTAAAGAATAATTCAGGTAAGTATCCTGTTGTAAGACAATCACAAGTTGCAGCGTTACCACAAGTTGAAGAGTTAGCAGCGAATCCTGAATTAGCAGTAAAACCGTTCTTCTTATTAGCATATGACATCAAAACACATCGTGGATACTTTAAAATTTCTCGTGAATCAATTGAGGACAGCAAAGTTGATGTACTGAATGAATTAAAAGAGTGGATGGCTAAAACAATTGCAGCAACACGAAATGCTGGAATTGTTAATGTTCTTAAAAATGGTGGACCAGGCGAAGATGGTGAAAACACTCAAATTCCTTCTCAAACAGCAACATCAGTTGATGATATTAAAAATGCTATCAATTTAAATATTATGCCGAATTATGAACATAACGTTGCTATTATGTCTCAATCAGCATGGGCAACAATTGATAATTTAAAAGACTCTGATGGTAGATATCTAGTTCAAGAAGACATAAAGGAATCGAGTGCTAAACGTTTATTAGGGGCAAAAGTTGTAGTATTACCTGATGAAATGTTAGGGGCTGACGGTGCGAATACCCTTGTTATCGGTAATTTAAAAGATGCAATTGTGTTGTTTAATCGTTCTCAATATCAAGCTGGTTGGACAGATTATATGCACTTTGGTGAGTGTTTAATGGTAGCTGTAAGACAAGATGTTCGTTTGTTAGATCATAAAGCGGCAATGGTTCTAAACTTAGATTTAGGTGCAACTACAGATACAACAACTGAAACAACTCCACAAGCATAACTTAAAAGGAGTTGATTAAATGGAACTTCAGACTATAAAAGGCCATTTAAGAATAGATCATGATTTTGAAGATAAAGAAATTTCACATTATATTAAATGGGCAGAATCAGAAGTGAAAGATAGTGTATCTACCAGCAAAACCAGAAACGAAGATTTTTTTGTAGATAATATACATTTTGAGAAAGCCGTTACTTTGTTAACTTCTCATTATTTTGAAAATAGATTACCTCAAACAAACTTAACTTTATCTGAGCTACCATTTGGTGTCATAAGTGCAATTCATAAGCTTAGAGGTGACTATTATGAATAACAGACCTTCACTCATGAAAGAAAAGGTAATATTCATGAATAATGTACAGTCGGGACCAGAAGTGAGTACTGGATATGAAGAGATATTCCAGTGCTCTTGTTCTGTGTATGAGCCTACTGTGAAAGATATATCGATTCTAGGTGCTAACACCTCGAAAAATATTGTGACAATCGGCATAAGAAATTCAGGGTCAGAATATGTGCCTAAAAATAATCATTTATTTAAGGTATTAACTGGATTTTTTAAAGATAATATTTTTGAAATAAAACATATTGGTCCTTATAAAGATAATCGAAACTATATAAAAATTATTGGAGAAGGGGTGAATTAAAATGGCAGTGAGTAAAGCAAAAGTTAAGATGAAGATAAAAAAGGTTTTTAAGAATAAATACACAAAAAAGAATATAAACTAAATGATGTTGTTGAAGTGACGGAAAATAGATTTAATGAAATTTATAAAACACTGGGTAATGAATATGTAGAAAAGGTTGATTAAAATGGCACTTATTGGTTCATCTAAAGATTTGATTAACGTGAAAATCAAAGGTATTGATGAAGTTAATAAACTATTAGATAGCTTATTTTCAAAGAAAGAGATGCGAAAGATTGTTGATAAAGGACTAATTGAAGGAGCTAAAGAGATTAAAGCAGAATTAATCAATCAATTTGAATCATTTAAGGATACTGGTCATTCAATTAATGAGATAACTATATCAAAACCAATGACAATTAATGGAGTTCCTACAATTTCAATATATTGGAGTGGTCCTAAAAATAGATATACTATTATACATTTGAATGAGTTTGGTACGATTAAAAATCCTAATCCGAGAGGTAAAGGGGCAATAGAGCGAGCTCTTTCAATTGGTCAAGAAAAATATGTTGAAACAGTGTCACGTGAAATTAGGAGAAGTTTAAAATGATTGATATTTTAATGAAGATTTATGAAGTAATAAAAAGCGATGACAAACTAAGTGAGCTTTTGGATCAAAAAGAGGAAATTTTCTTTAATAGATATCCTGAAGTTGAATCAATTGAAGGACCCTGTATTATCATTGATGACATCATCACTCCTATGCCAAAAGAATATGCTGATAATAATTACATGACACATAATTACATCGTTCAAATTGATGTATATACCAAAGTTAACGTTGGGATTAACGCAAGGTTACTAAGAGATGAAATAACAGAACGGATTATCGAAGTTTTAAAACAAGAATTATCTGTTGATCATATTTCAAGTGGCCAACCTGAATATGATGATGAATATCAAATCTATCGTTCTAGCAATCGATTTGAAGGTACATTTTATAAAAAAGAATTAAATTTATAGGAGGAAAATTAAAATGGCAAAAAATTATAAATCATTTACTGGATTAGAAGGATTTATGTATCAAGTTGATGGTGAAGATACTATTAATAATGTTGTTGAACCAATTGAATACTTACAAGAAGTTTCTGTTGCAACAGAACAATCAATTGAAAAAGCGTATGGTGATAATGTTGTTGCAGAATTAGCTGTTTCTAACGGAACGACTGAGGTACAGTCAACATTCCATAAGCTACCTTTAGAAGATCGTGCAATTCTATTTGGATTAAAAGTAGTAGATGGAATTGTTGGACAAGGAATTCCACAAGCTCCTTATGTCAATGTTATGTTCACTAAAACAATGGAAAATGGAGCGAAAGAGTATGTTGGATTAAAAAGAGGATTATTCACTATTCCAGAATCATCAAATTCAACGAAAAAAGATTCGGTTGAATTTTCAAGTGATCAATCAACTGCTGAATTTATGGGTTCACACTCTGAGTTGATGAATGAGCATATGGTTGTTTTATTAGGAGAGGATAAAAAAGGTGAAACTGCTGCAAGAGATGCAATTTATTTAGATATATTTGGTGTTAATCATCCAGATAGCACTACAGATACAGCAACTGAACCTGTTCCAGAAGCATAAGATTTTGAGTGGACTTATTAGTCCACTTTTTTTATTCAATAAATTAAAAAGGAGAAATTTAAATGACTAGACAAATAACTTTATTTATCAATGACGAAGAAAAAACATTTTCACAACCATTAAGAATCAAAGGTTCTGCTGTTCGAAAAGGTGTTGCACTTATGAAGAAATTTGAAAGTACAGGTGAAGAAATACCTGATGAATCAATCTTGTTAGACATGTATCAGTATATTGCTGAATATGGTTATAACAATCAATTTACTGCTGAAGAATATGAAGATGGTTTAGACTCTAGAGACATTATGAGAGTGACTCTTGAAGAAATGGATGCAGTGATGGTAAGAGATGAGGACATGGGAAAGTTGAAGGAGAAAATGAGTTAACAAAAGAAGATTATACATGGTCTAAACAATCAGATCATATCGATAATATTTATAGAAATTTATTAGAAAATGGATGGAAAATGCATGAAATTGACGAGACAGACATAATAGAACTCGCTCGATTAATGAATTCTAAAAATGAAATTAAAACCGAAAAAGTCGATTCAATGTTAGATGCCTTTAGATAGGCATCTTTTATTTTTTTAGGAAAGGAGGAAACCAATGAGCAGAATTAGAGGATTAAGTATTGATTTAACGTTAAATGATGCTTCTGTAACTCGTTCCGTATCCTCAATAAAAGATTCTTTCAAAGACTTACAAAGATCTGCAAGAGTTTCATTGAATAATATTAAATTTGATAATAGTAATTTAAAAAGTTTTAAAAGTAATTTTGATGATTTGAACAAAATCTATAAAAATCAAGAAAAGAATCTAAATGACTTAAATAAGGCCTATAAAAAGCTTGAAGAAAGTGGTCGAGAGGGCACACAAGAAGGCCAACGATTGAGGATGGAAATTAATAAGCAGGCAAATGAGTTGAACCGAATGGGTGACGAAGTGGATGAAGCACGCTCTAAACTTCACCAACTTTATCAACAAAGTAGTCCTTTTTCCAAGATAGGTGGAACATTTCAAAACATGGGTAGTGGGCTTCAGTCCTTTGGAGGCCAAATACAAAGTATTGGTACTGGATTAACTCAAAAGATAACCTTACCTGCGTTTGCAGCTGCAACTGCTGTGGGTGGTTTAACAGCAGCATTAGGATGGAAACGTCTTACAGGGATGGACAATGCCAGAGCAAAACTTAAAGGTATGAAATACGATGCAGAAGAAGTCGAAACGATTACTGCAGATGTACAAAAGGGCGTTCGTGGCGGAATGATGACAATGGCAGAAGGGGTAGATACCGCAGCAGGTGCTTTAGCCGCAGGAATACCACAAGGTAAAGAACTACAAAAGTATATTAAATTAGTAGATGCCGCTGCTGTAGGTATGAATTCATCTGTCACTGAAACATCAATGATTATGAACAGAGTAGTTGGTAGCGGCAAATTAATGACACAAGAATTAAACATGGTTGAAGAACGAATGCCTGGATTCAGTAATACAATGGCCGAGCATATGGGTGTTAGTATGGAAGAATTCAGAAAGATGGTTTCTGCAGGTCAAGTATCTTCTGAAGACTTTCTTACTGTCATGAATGATTTTGCAGGTGGAATGGCAGATGCCCACTCTAAAACGTTTAGTGGAATGGTACAAAATGCAAAAGCATGGATAGGTATTTTAGGAGAAACCATGCTACAAGGTGCTTTCGAAGAATCTAAACAAAGTATAAAAGAATTTTTAGATTTATTAAAGTCAGAGCAAGCTCAACAGTATGCAAAACAATTGGGTGTTGTGATATCTGATGTGTTTGGGAAGCTATTAACTGTAGTTAAAGACACAGTGACTTGGTTTATAAATCTTGATGAGAGTAAGAAAAAACTCATTGGAACATTAACAGGAGTAGCTTTAGCTGCAGGACCATTATTAACGGCATTTGGTGGTTTAATCCTATTTTTTGGGAAGATTATTTCAGCAATTGCACCAGTCTTTGCGGGGTTAGGAAAATTACATGGAAGTTTTATGGCTGTTAAAGGTGGAGTATTAACTTTTGGTGCTGCATTCCCTAAATTAGCAAGTTTAATCGGTGTTTTAAGTGGTCCTATTGGTTGGATTGTCGGTGGTATTGCATTACTTGGTACTGCATTTGTAACTGCTTATGCTAAAAGTGAAACTTTTAGAAATTTCATTAATAATTTACGCGATAAATTTATTGCTTTTATACCGACTATAAAATCATTTTCAAGTCAATTATATGAAAAATTTATGGGAATGGTTATTCCTGCATTTAATTCAGTGAAAAAGTTTGGTATGGAAATGTTCCAAAAAATTAAGCAGTTTTGGAAGTCAGACGGTGAGCAGACTTTCCTAGCTTTTATGAATATAGTCAATTTGGTGAAATCTGCAATTGAATTTGCCTTTCCTTACATTAAAAAAACAATAGAAGTTGCTATGAAATTAGCTTTTGCTGTCATTAAAATGGTCTGGGAGAATATAAAAGGTGTAATTTCTGGGTCGCTAGACATTATTATGGGTCTTGTTCGCGTTTTTTCTGGGATTTTTACTGGCGATTTCTCTAAAATGTGGCAGGGTGTTAAACAGATTTTTTCAGGAGCCATAAAGGTGATTTGGAATGGATTCCAATTATTGTTTTATGGTCGAATTATTAAAGGTGTTGGATCACTAGTAAAAATATTCTCAGGCTCGATAAAGGGACTTTGGACAAAAGTTGTTGGATTTTTTAAAGGAATGTACAGTGGTGCATCAAGACAAGTTAGTAATCTATTTTCAAAGGTAATGTCAATTGTCAGAAGTTTAAATAGTGGATTTAACAGAATAGTAGCAAATATGGTTGCAAGTGTATTAAGATTCTTTCGCAATTTAAAATCAAGTGGAGTTTCAATTGTTTCAAACTTTAAATCTACAATTCAAAGATTAGTTACCACTCTAAAAACTTTCTTTATCAATAGTATATCTCGATTAAAAGATGGTGCGATTCGTGGGTTTAGTACTTTGAAATCAAAGGCAACAAGTTTAGTTAGTGGTCTGAAAGATAATACAATTAAATATTTAAATAAAATGGTTGATGGTGCTAAAGCATTACCTGGAAGACTAGGCTCTGCAATAAAAAACGGTGCACATAAAGCAGTTTCTGGCATTAAATCGCTAGGTAATAAAATGGCAGGGTCACTAGGTAATGTGGTAAATGGAGTTATTAAAGGCTTAAATTCAATCACTTCCAAAATCGGTATATCTGCAAAAATTTCTGAATGGACAGTACCTAAATTCTCTCGTGGTACAGGTCAAGGATCACCTACAGGCAAACTTACTAGAAATGGTAAGTTAGCTATGGATACTATTGCACGTGTAGGAGATAAAGGACCAGGAAATGGGAAAGGAACAAGGGAACTTGTTCATTATCCAAACGGACAGGTAGGATTATATGATAATGATGCAACGATCTATGCACCAAAAGGGACTACTATATTTAACAATAAAGAAACTGAATCATTATTAAATCAAATCCCTAAGTTTAGTAAAGGGACAGGATTTTCAGGTACTATTAAAAATTTAGCGGGTAAAGCATTTGATTATATCAGTAATCCAAAAGCTTTATTTAATGATTTAGTTAGTAAAGTGGCTGCAGGATTAACAAATAATTTGAATGGCTTTATGAAAAACTTTGCTAAAGGTGGATTTGGAGCGATAAAGAATCATCTTTTAAATTGGATGAAATCTAGATTTTCAGAGTCATCCGTTGGTAAAAAACAAAAATGGATGGATTATAGAATCACAACACCATATAGTCCACATCGTGATGTTCCTGGCTACCCTACAGCGTTCAATGGTGGCCGTCATTTTGGTATTGATTATGGCACACCTGTTGGAGTGAATATCACAGCACCAATGGCTGGTAAAGTTACAAGCCAGTATAATACTGGTGGTGGACGAGTAGCACGACTACAAAGTGGTAAAGCGGCACAATACTTTATGCATATGAGTAGCGTTAAATCAGGTAAAGTTGGTATTGGTGATAGTTTGGGTCGAAGCGGTAATACAGGTGCATGGACCACTGGACCACATCTTCACTGGCAACATGAAGAGCCGGGAAGTGCGTCAGTAACAAATAGAAACACTAAAAATCCTTTAAAAATGGTAAAGAAACATTTAAAAGGTGGATTTATAAAATCACAAGGATTATTTGAATTACATCCTAATGAATATGTCATACCTGATCCAACTCAAAATCCATCAGAAGCTATGAAAATTATTGCATTAGCAAGTAAGAAATTGATGGGAGATAGTAAGCAAACAAAAGAACTACCAAACGTGACTACAGGCGACAGTGCAGTAGTACAAAAACTCACTGAACAGAACGGTATTTTAATTAAGATGTTAGAACAATTGACAGGTATTAATGCGAAAGAGTTTGGTATTACTGATAATGATGTCGGTGAAGCGAATGATAGATATACTCAAAGACAATCTTCAAAACATAGAGTGATGAAAGGACGTGTAGCGAATGTTTAGAATATATGATTTGAATTACAATGAAGTTGAACTTCCAGTCGACAGACTGGGGTTTGGCTTTAAAGCATTGGATATCAATATCAGTCCGATTAAATATGAATCGATTTATTCGGAATCAAGTTATGCGGATCAGTTGCATAAAAGATATCCAAAAGATAGAGAAGTCAGTATCAATGTGTTAAACACGTCCTATAACACTCGTGACTGGAGATTGAAACGTGATAAGATGTATAGCTTTCTGAGAAATCTCGGTGCATTTTATATCGCAGAAGAATATCAACCCTATAAATTATTGAAAGTGATAGTGGATGAAAGTTATGAACTTGAAAGACCGACAATCACATGGCAGATGGGCGAAATACCGTTGAAAATATTAGATTCACCCTTTAAAAAATCATTACACAAGACATTAGATATTGATAAAGAAGGAGTCCTGCATAATGGTAAATGGGCTTACGGAATGGGATTGAGTCACAATTCAAGTGATTGGCAATATTCATTTACAAATGAGTCGATTAGGTTTCTTAATGCAGGCACTGAATCTATAAAGATGATTCGTCAACAAGAGTCAGAAGTTACGTTATCAATCGGATCAAACGCGACTTATGTTGAAATATATGATGGTAAGAATCTATTTAGACTGAATAAAGCAGTGAACAAAGGCGACACTCTCGTTTTGAGAGGTCGTCATTTTTATTTGAACGGACAAAATTGTTTAGAAGATACGAACGCTACATTTCTAGAAATCCATCAAGGGTGGAATGATTGGGAAGTACGAAATGTATCGAGTTATGAAATTAAAATTGATTTTAGATTTTTATACGATTAAGGAGTGATTTTATGGTGGAAATCAAAACGGTGAGAACTGAACATGATGATGAGAATTTGAATATTATAAATTGGAATTTTGGCACACTAATTCAGTATTTAAAAAGTATAGGTATTGAAGTTTCTGAATTAAAAGGTCTTAACGCTACTCATTTAGAAGAAGCAAGAAAACTTTTAGAGGAAGCGAAAGCGACTAATGCTACTAACGAAGATGTTCAACGACAATTAAATAATCTAATCATCGAAAGTGGTAATGCGAATGCAGAGGTAAGTCAAGCGAGAGAAAGTTACGATGTTTTAAATACAAGACTTAATGCTTTAGATAGTAAAATATCAAATCTTGATGAATACGCTAATACTCCAGTTTTACAAACGAAACAGCAAATGCCTTTAATCTCATTTGTCGATGATGACGCATATCCACAAGTTTATGAAATGTTAAAGCCTATCGCAGAAGAATTTAAAGTGCCTATTGTTTCAGCAGTCATCACAAGTCGTGTATTTGACCAAGAAAATTATAACGGTATTTCAATGACATTTGAACAGTTAAAAGAATGTCAAAAAGCTGGAATGGAATTACAATCACACTCTGTTAACCATCAAAGAACAGGCGAATTACCGTTTGAAGAACAAGAGTTTGAAATTGCTGAAAGTAAAAGATGGATGAGTAAGTATGGTTTTAATACAGAAGCATTTATATATCCGTTCGGAAGTAATACTCCAGAAACTGAAAAACTTGTTAGAAAGTATTACAAAGCAGGCATTCATACGAGTGGTGGGGTCGGTCAAATAAATTACCAACCGATACCCAAACAAGCAAGAATGTATCGAGTTTATTACAATGAGTTAAATCCTAAAACAGAAACAGAAAAGAATAAAGTAGAATATTGCAAGGCTCAAATTGACGAAGCGATTTCAAATAATGGTTGGGTAATCATAGGTAGCCATTGTTTTTATGACGGTTTTGACTCTGTTAAATACAGAGAAGTTGTAGAATATGCAGTCAATAGCACTGCCAAAGTTGTTGGACTTAAAGAGGGACTTGAAATATACGGAAATATTATTGATTTACCAGATTTCCAAGTTGGTGCGAACGGTCAATTGTCTTCATATAAATTAGGTAATTATTCTTATGCTCCTAAATATATAGACGCTAATACGCATATAGATGATTTTGATAAAAATACTCTTTTAAGACAATATAATTCAAAACATGCACAAGAAAATAATATGCCTAGTAAGAATGGTGGTATTTTCAAAGTAACTAAAGTAGCATATGATACAGCAATTCAAGAATATTATGATACTACAGACAACGTTCATTATAGACGGGATTGGCTTGTAGATCATTGGAGTGAATGGACAAGATACGTTTATGATACAGATAGCCAAGTTGTTACTTTAGGTGAAATGCCACACAGCACAGATAGTATTACAGTTTATCCTAAAGACAAAATAAGTCATCGACATTATACTGACGCAAACGCATTAAATAATGAATTTCCCGAAAATAGAGCAGGATATTTAATTACTTATAGATTTATGACAGACGACTTTGCATACCAAACATATAAACTTGCTAACAGAACTTATATGTTTATGAGAACATGGTTAGGAGCAGAGAATAAATGGAGTGAGTGGGAACGGACTAAACAAAATATTATGTCATTAGAGAAAACGGTGACTGTTGGAGCCATTGCAAGTAAAGGAATTGTTACAGCTTTTATTTCAACGAGTATGGCTCAATATTACAGAAATGTTATTGTTCAACCAAAACAGAAAATTCCAACAGGCATTATCTATAGTTCAAGTGTTCAAGAGCCTGGAAGACTTCAAGTCGACTTCTATAATGGTAATGATAGAAGTATAGATTTAGGTGATATTTCTTTTAATGTCACTAGTATTGATGTTTAAGGAGTTGATTAAATGTCTCAAACAATCATAAAACTTCTTAACGGTAATTCATATGTTGCAGAAGTTAAAATTAATCGAAACAGACGTGTTAACGGTGAGCGAGATATCTCGTTTACCGTTTTTCATTCTAAAATCAACAATGACTTTATCGATCAGTTGGAAACTGGATGCCAGTTAAACTTTCAAGGGGACTGGTACTGGCTGTTCAATGAAAAAGAAGATAAGCATGGTAACAAGTCTTTTGATGGAGTGCTGCATTTCTTTCATCACATGAACAGTTTTTGGCATATGGATGAAACTGAAAACAAGTCAATGACTATTCAAGATAGTATTGTTCCGTTATTCACAGATAATGAATATAAACTTAATATCATTGATAACTTTTACTCAAACACGATGAGCCTTAGCAAGAAACAAAACTCAACAGAGCGATTCCTTTATTTCATTGTTCGACACAGTGCGGAGTTTAATATACCGATAGGTACTAAAACGATTAATGTAAGAAACAAAATCGGAGTAAGACGAAATGACATTCTGATCCATGAAGATGATAATCTAGTGGAATTGTCAATCGATACAGATACTGGCTCATTCTGTACTGCGATTAAAGTTTATTATGACTTTAAAAAAGAAGATGAAGAATCTGATGCAGTACCAACTAAAGAATACACTTATGTCAGTAGCATGGCTGAAAAGTATGGGTTGATTTATGGTGAGCCGATTGACGATGAACGAATCACCACTGAAGAAGGTGCTAAAGTTGCTGCTAAAGAAAAGCAAGAAGGAACATTCAAAGTATCATTTAGTATCAAAGCCGATTTATTCGATATTAAATTGAATGAAGGTGATGAAATACGATTAGTTGTACCGTCTAAAGCCTTAAATATGTATGTTCGAGTAGTGGAGATACAAGAAAGTTTCGATGAAGATGGCTTTTTGATTGGTGCAGAGTATACTTTCGGAAATGACAATATCGCAGAAAGTTATAAGTCAATGCAGTATGATGCTGTGATGGATATTCAAGATATATTAATGGGGAAAAAGCCTATACCTTATTCAGTCCTTCCTAAAGCCGTTCGAGAAGCAACTAATGTGATCAATGACGGTGAGAACTCACTGTTCTACTATCGAAAAAATGAAGTCTATGGAATTAATCAAGATAATCCTTTAGGTGTGACTCGTTATAATGCTAACGGTATAGGTTTCAGTCAAGACGGAGGTCAGACGTGGTCTAATGCTTTAACATATTTAGGTATTACTGCTTCAGCGATTACTGCAGGAACAATTGATACGAATAACGTGACAATTTATGGCGATAAAGGAACTAACCGAATCGAAATTACTGGTGATCATATTAAAGTTTGGGACTCTACAGACCCTGAAGTTTATACATTAATTTCTAAAGGTCGAATTCATTCAAATAAAGGCTCTTTTACATTAACGGGGTATGACGGACGAGAACTTTTTAATGATGGAAGAATGCGAAATCAACTAATGGCGAATATACAGATATTTAGCAAAACATTTGACGGCACTGATGTTTATACTTCATCAACTGAATATAGCCCTGTTTATGTTATCAGAGATGTTTATCGTGCTAACCAGTTAGAATTATCAGGAACTGCTCGATTAGAAGGAGCTACTGATACAGATGTTAATTATTTAGATATTGCAGTCACAAAATTTGGTTTAGATAATCCAGAGCCGTATCACTATATGAGAAAAAAAGTGGTTAAAACAAGTGACCCAGCAGTCTATGCATTTAACATGGTTATTGACATGAAAAGTATCTTTAATAAAGTAGTCGATTATGAAAGGTTTGATTGGTACGTGAAAATTAAACTTGTGAATGATACTGGTATGACTGCCGCATTTAGATTAAATCGAGGTGAATGGAATGATTAATATCTTTGATAGGTTACATGATGTTGAAGGGAAACGTATAGAAGGTCGAACGAAACTGTTCGTGAAAGAGACTGATACAGAGGGTAACATACTGGAATTCGGTGCAGGTATTGGTTTAGTGCCAACTGAAACAGGTACATTATTTATTATTGACGATTATGTGGTTGATCAAGTCGATAAACTAAAAATGGTTGACGGTCAACTCATCATAAAAGATGGAATGTCGATAGATGTCCCTGAAAAAACGGAAGAACAATTAGAAATAGAAGCGTTAGAGAAAAGATTAGCTGAGTTAAAAAGCTAGTCTTTTTATTTATGAAAAGGGAGTGGTCAAAATACAAAATGATATTCTAAATTGGCTGATATTCACAGTTGGTCCATTTCTGATTGGAGTGGCCACTTTATATTATAAAGTTGATAATACGAAAAGAGATCAAGAGAAACGTTTAACATCTCTCGAAAAAGATGTTGAAGATAATTCGAGAGATATTAAAGATCATAAAGACGAATTTAAATTAATTAGAAGTGAGTTAAAAATATTGACTAAGGTCGAAAGTCAGAATGATATGATCTATGACATTGTAAAAGAGCTTAAAGAAGAAATAAGGAGATGAGAAGATGACAAAAGATAAATTAGAGCAATTTGTTGCAATGATTGGTGGATTTTTAGGAGCACTCTATTTAGCATTAAATGCTAATGGCATTCACGTTGAATGGTTAGATCCTGATAAAGTCGATTTATGGATTAATGTTTTAAATACAGCAATACCTTTAGCTTTAGCAGTATATGGAGTATGGAAAAATCAATATCTAGTAACAGGAAAAGCACGCAAACAAGAAAAAGAATTACAAAAGCAAGGATTGAAGTAGTTACTCAATAGAGTAGCTACTTTTTTAATATATTAAAGGAGTGGATATTATGGTATCAATCGAAAGAAAGTTAGTGACTAATAAATTTTCTAGACCACGCAGTAAAATGGCGACAGTCAAAGGAGTTATTGTGCATTGGACGGCAAATGCAGGAGCAACTGCAGATAATCACTACAGATTTTTTGAGCATAACAATACCAGATACGCAGGAGCTCATTATTTTGTAGATAAAAATAAAATTGTCCAGCTTATTCCTGAAAACGAAACAACGTATCATGCGAATGAGAGTGGCTATAGTAAAGTTGGTAAATTTGATGGATATAAGTCATCTGATGGATATAGAGGGAATGCGAACAGCTGTACAATTGGAGTTGAAATGTGCGTTGAGTCAAATGGCACAATTCACGCAAATACAATTAAGCAGACGATCGAGTTAATCAAAGACATTAATCGTCGTCACAATTTAAGCGTTAATGATGTTTACCGTCATTTTGATGTGACTGGAAAGTTATGTCCAAAACCGTTCGTGAATGATCAATTAGCATATCAAAACTTTAAACGAGCATTGGGTCAAAGAACAGCAACAACTCGTAAAGTGGTTAAACAAGCTAAACCTATTAAAGTTAAAGGGACATCGATTGTTGACTGGTTAAATGCTCACGGACAAGATAGTAGTTTTGCTAGTCGCTCGAAATTAGCGAGAGAATATGGTATCGCTAACTATAGAGGCACTGCATCTCAAAACGTTAAATTGTTGAAACTCATTCGTAAAGGAGTGCCAAGAAAAGCATCTGTGAACATTGATAAAATGGCACAAGATGTGATTGATGGCAAATACGGTAGTGGAGTACAGCGCAGGAAAGCATTAGGTAGCTATTACAGTAGAGTGCAGAAACGTGTGAATGAAATATTCAGCAGTCGTAAGACTACTAAAAAGACTGCTAGTAAATCAATATCACAAATGGCGAGTGAAGTTTTAGCAGGTAATCATGGAATTGGACATGCAAATAGACAGCGTAGTTTAGGTGTAGACAATGCAACATATCATAGGGTACGTGCTGAAGTGAATAGACGCAGTTAATTATTAAGGGGCTATTATGCCCCTTTAATTATTTATACTTATCAATGATTTTTGGTATATCTTCTGCATCAAAGTAAGAATTATATTTAGAATATTCCTGAATAAACTTGCTACTTTTAGCTTTAAGTATACTACTAGTTATTAAGTTCATTAAGTCATCTAATGTCTCCATACAAATTATCATCTCATCCATACCATATTCTAATCCTCTGTGGACAATATCATGCCTGTATTGTGAACAAGTACATTTATATTTTAAAACTATATTCTTAATTACTAAATGATATGGTAAATCCAATTTATTTGGAGAAATTATTTTAAAAAAGTGATGATCTATTAAGTTCGCAAAAGAAGTTTCAGATAATTTTTTTAATTGTTCTTCATTATAATTTTCATCTAATTCTTTATACTTTAATATAAAATCAACTATTAACATTTCAAATATTGTAGCACTTAAAACAATAACCTCATTAAACCTCTCTCTGTAAAATAATTGATTTCTTTCTATAATTTTTTTAAAAATTTTATAAGACATAGAAGTATTGTTTTTAGAATTAATCATATTTTTAATTGAATCTGTGTAATCTTTTTTGCTAATAGTTATTAAAGACTCACTCCTAACTTTTTCAGTAAAAGGATGTTGAAGTATAAATTTATCCTGTTCTATAGTTTTTTTATTGTTTCTTTTATAAAACTTTACTATAACGCTTCCTACTAATTCATAAAATGTGACAGGATATACACTCATTAATTGTTTAGAAAGGGACATTGATAATAACAACTCATTTAATGTACTAATAGCTTCTTGGACTATTTTAGAAGTTTGATAATCCTGTCTTGTTTTCCTCGATTTTTTTTTAGTAATATAATTTTTATTATTAGTTGTATTAACAGTTATCTCAACAGCAGTATTATAAATATAATAAGGGTTAGGCAAACTATTACTAATAGGATGTTTATTGACTTGATTTAGAAATAAAAAGAAAAACTTATCTTTAATTAATAGAGTACTACCATTTTTAATAGGTATTCTAAAAGGGAGAAACAATTTAATTGTATAGTAAAAATTATAACTATCTTTTTCTTTAAAATATGATTCAATATATCCTTTTTGCATGCTTACGAATTCTACATCTTTATCAATCATTTTAAATAATTCTCCTTATTGTAATTAATGAATTATATGTGATTATAATATTTTTATATTCGAATGGACTATTTTCTTAACCTAAGAATATGACAGCTTATAAAAGTTGTCCAATTAAGTGTAGACGGTTCATTATTATAATTTAATTACTAGAGTTATTGATGTTATTAGATTAGGTTTGTTTAAAAATAGTGAATAAGAGGATTATTAGAAAAAGCATTGATTAAATATAATTTTTAAAAGACTTTATACATAAAAGCCACTCATAGAGTGGCTTTTAAATATTTTTAGCAAATACCATTTAAGATTAAAATACCCCTCGAACAGTTACTGGAATGGCTGTAAGAGGGGTTATTTTTGTGGATAAAATAAAAACAGGCAGACATATAGTCCCCCTGTTTCGTGGAGAATTTAACCACCCCAATTTCAGAATGTTTTCACTGGGTGCATGACCCTCATGAGTTAACTATAAGCTACAATATAATTCTCGACAATTTCATTCAATTATATAATCTAACGCTAAATAATTTGAACTTAAAGTGAACATTGGTGATTAATGAAGCAATTTAGAGGTTGAAAGTTGGTAAAGAGTGGTATAATATATTAAAGAATTACCAAAAATGTAATCGAGATGTGATATAGTGCAAATTTTTTACGGAAATAATAAAATTCGAAAACAGTGTACTGATATTAAATACGCAACAAAGAAATTCGGAAAACCAACAGCATTAAATCTTTTTAAAGTTATAAATTTTATAAAATCTGCCGAGTCATTGAATGACTTGATTCAATATCCAAGATACAGTTTTCACCCACTTAAAAGGGATAAGAAACATTTATGTAGTATGGATATTGAAGGACGAAAATCAAAGTGGAGATTGTATGTAATACCGTGTGATGAGAACTGTAACAGTTTACTCGATGGATATTTTGACAATAGAAATAATATTTTACATATAGAATTGATAGAGGTGAATGATCATGGCTAATAATTTAATACTAGAACATGATGAAAAAATTGCTTTTCACCCAGGTTCATACGTATCAGAAATCATGGAAGATATGGGTATTTCACAGAAGGAATTAGCCAAAAGGCTAGAAACTACTCCTAAAAACATCTGTTTATTAGTGAATGGGAATTCTAAAATGACTCCAGAAATAGCCAATCGTTTGTCTACATTAACAGGAACAAGCATTGAACTATGGTTAAACTTTCAAGTAAAATACGATTCTCTTTTAGAAGAGAAAAAATCTGATGATAAAATAATTAAACAGCATGATATATTAAAGTTGATTGATTATAACAGATTAGTTAGTTTTGGCTTTGTAGAAAGAGCTCCTAGTGCAAAAGATAAAATCAAAGAACTTTGTCGATTTTTGGGAATTTCAAGCTTAAATGTACTTAATCAAAGAAATCTAGCAATTGATTTTAGAGCTGCTGAAATAAAAAATGAAAAACAAATAATCAACACTAATATATGGATTCAAATGGTAACAAATACTTTAAATAATAAGCCAGTCTTGAATTTTGATCCAGAAAAATTATCTAATACTTTACAAAAATTAAGAGGATTAACATTCAAAGAACCTAAAGAATTTATTCCTGAGATTGAAGGGACTTTGCAAGAGTGTGGTATAAACTTTGTATTAATGCCGAGTATTCCTAATGCTCAACCTAAAGGAATGGTAATGTGGAAAGACGGTAGAATAATATTAGGAATGAGTAATAAAGGTAGCTTCTCGGATATGTTCTGGTTTACATTTTTCCACGAAATAGGACACGTTCTATTACATCCAAATAAGAACTTTGTTGACATGAATCATATTAGTACAGAAACAAAAGAAAAAGAAGCAGATGAATTTTCAAAAGAGTTACTTATACCAACTGACGATTTCGAATCATTTGTAGCGAATAGGGATTTTAGTTTAGCATCCGTAAAACATTTTGCTGATAAAGTAGGTATTGAAAAATCAATTGTTATTGGCAGGCTTCAAAGTGAAGGGTATATAGATTATAAAATTCTTACTAAATATAGAAGTAAATTTAAATGGAATACCAAAGAAAAGAATAACGATTAAAGAGTTTGCAAAAACTGAGCCACATACAAGCTCATACAGAGCCGATTAGCAAGTGTCTAAGGGAATAAGTCCAAACCTTCATGATTGCATACAATAAGACCTGCCTACTCAGACAGGTCTTTTACATGTTCATTGTAGTATTCTTCTAATTTAATTCCTGTACCAATGCTTAAATTCTCTATTTTAATTTTACCTTTTTTAAGTTGCGACAACTGATGTTGTGAAATACCAGTTTCTTTAAAAACCTTGTAAGCTGTAACTTTACCTTCAATCATTAAAGTAATCAGTTTTTCAATGCTTTCTATCAT